AAAAATGGGGAACTAAAATTCCCCATTTTTATTTTGGATACCTAATCATTCCGGCTCTGTATTTGAAGTCTTTGTTTCGACCCTTATTTGGAACAAACCCAAATCCCTTATAGAAGCGCAGCAACACCGACATTGGTGTTTCAGTTGCTTCCGGTGTCAATACACAAAGCAGATTATATTTGTCACAAAGGCCAGTTATCTCTTGCATTAATCCGGTGCCTAGTCCTTGTTTTCTTTTCGTCTTGTCTTTTACCTTTATCGATGCAACTTCAATGGCTTCATTCCCCTTGAGATAAATCCAACAAGCCATACCCATGGATTCATATTTTTGGATAATTGAATCAAGTTGAGTAATAATCTGAAGTCTAAGGTTATCTTCCGCTTCGAATATTGGACCAATCTTCATTACGATGTTCCTTTTATAAACTTATGATATCGACTTATAGCACCCTTAAGTGTTGGTGCTGTGTTATATGCCCTATGTGTATTGGTTATAAAGGTAACCTTGCCAGTTTTAGGGTCCTCACTTTTCCATACAGCTGGGGATGGCGCACCATTTGGACCATGATTCCATGTCGCATCAGCGTCCATTACTTTCTTTCTCTCATCATCTGTCAACGGGACCTTGTTATCCTCAAGCTTTGTAAACTCAGATTTTTTTTCGGTTATTAGGTCCTCATTAATTTTTGCCCTAACCTTTAATAAGTCAATATTTTTGGAATCTAAATCCTGTTGAAAAGCAACTTTTTTGGCCAATTCAAGATGTTGTTTGGTACAATCGAAATCATCAATATTATAAGAACTCATTTGTATTACCGGAATAAATTTACTCACCCTATGATTAAAGTAATATCGTTGCTTACCACCAAAATCAGAAGTAGTTATACCAAGAATTTGGTCATTTTCTAACCCAATACCATTAACCCATCTAATATCAGATAACTCTTCCCTAAGTAGTTTTTTAATGAAACTTTTCATATAGATAAATATTTCCCTAAAAACAAAAAAGCCTGATAAAATCAGGCTTTTAAGTTTATTCTATAGAATTATACTTTAGGTTGTTGAGCTGGTTGTTGAGCTGGTTGTTGAGCTGGTTGTTGAGCTGGTTGTTGAGCTGGTTGTTGAGCTGGTTGTTGAGCTGGTCTGGGTACTATTAAAGTTAAATTAACACCCATAATATCCTCGGTTCTGGTTATCATACTTGTAAATATTTTAGATGTGTTTATTGTATTATTAACATCTTTCGCTTTATTTGGGTCCTTTGACAATACAAATATGTAGGTAACCTCATTGAAGTCATCTACAACTAAAACACCGTCTTTAGGTAACACACCTTTAGCCGACTTTATCATTTGTTTTAATCCGTCAACATCCATTGCTTTATTAAATATTTGAAGATTTTTTTCATTACCTAATTTTTGAAGATAATCTTTAATATCAGCGAAATTAATAGTCTCGCACATTAATTGCTTATTGAGGTATATTCGCTCAGCTAGCAAATTAGCTTTGGCCATGTTTCTTTTTTTATCAATTTGTCTCATTGTAAAATTGTTTATTATAAATATCTAGAACCTTTAAAAAGATTATCTGGACCCCACAACGGTTGCAGATTATCCAACGACCAGCAAGCTTTGAAATCCTCATCCTCTGGTGACGTAAAGTTAAAACTTGCAATTGGCCGTATATGGTCAACATGCCATTGCCCATAATTCTCCCATGTCATCCCCTCCGTAAATTGTTTTTCCAAATGCACCATAAGCTCTTCAATAGAATATCCTAGAAGTGTAAATGTAGAACGATACTTGACCACATTGGCCTCTTTAAGACATGTATAAACAGCTGTACGTGTTCTAGCCGTTAACCGATATTTAGGGTCTTCAGCACGACGTTTACGCTCGTATTCACGCTTATATTTATTTACATGTTCTTTGTTTTCTTCTCGCCATTGAGTGTGTTTTTTCTTAAGGTATTCTCCCTTATCTTTAGCCCATTCTTTATAATTTGCAATCTTTTTAACCCTAACCTCTGGTTTATTATTGTATTTTGCTTGCGCAACAGCCCTACCCCCAATATTTCGCCTACCAGATGGGCCAAGTACAACTCCGTTTTCCTTAAGTGTTCGAATTATAATAGTCTTATGGATACCCATTTTTTTGCTTATAGCAGTAGAACCTAATAATTCTTCATTATACATACGAAGACAGCCCTTTAATTGTTCTTCCGTTAATTCAATTTTTTTACTCATATACAAATATACGAACAAACTATTATAAAGTCAAGTACATAAAACAAAAAAGGTGGATAAAATCCACCTTTTAAGTTTATATAGTTTTTAAATTATCTAAGTTCTGCAACGTTGAAGGTAGGAACACCATCAACTCTTACATGCCCGTAAAACCTGTTATTCACAACTTTTTTAGCGTAACGTGTCATGATACCTTTCACTGGAGCGAAGTTGAAAGGATTGTACATGGTTGGGGTAAGTTGCAAAGGCACGTAAGGTGCGTAGATGTAACCGGTATCCAACAATGATTTACCTTTATGACCAATGATGATAGAGTAAGCTGGTGCGTAAGGGTCACGATATACTTGATATCTACCGCTTAATGTACCGATTCTTTCAATACCCATGTTATATTGGTCTTGCTCAGGGTTAGCATCACTTACGTGGAAGTATTCAAGGTCATCGAATACAGCTGAAATTTCAGAAGATACTACGATGAAGTTAGCACCACCACGAAGGGTTGACTTATGGATTTGAGCTGAAACTTGGTTTACCTTAGTGATAAGGGTTTGGTTCCAGTCTTTTTGTGTATAAGGGCTAGCAGCAGAAGAAGCTCTTCTCCAACCGTTATAGTCCCAACGAAGCTGCCATGCAGATGCTTTACGCAAATCTCTCAAGATTTCTCTATCGATTTCAGCAGCAACTTGCTCAGACAACATAGCTGTCAATTCAGCTTCAGCGTCGATGTTGTGGAATGCACTAACGTCTTGCGCCAATTCTGGAGACCATGTAGCTCTTAATTTTCTTTCTTCAACTGATACAACAACTTCATCCAATTTGAATGATACCTCACCCAATTCAGTTTCAAGTTCAAGTGAAGCGTATTCACCCCAAGCAAACACAAGGTCAGCAGTGGTTGTGAAAGCACTTACAGTTGTAGCAGAAGCACCTACGTAACCGTCGTAAGTTGAAGTACCAGCGTTAGCTGAACCACTTGCAGCAGTTGTACCAACTGGGTGTCTGAAGTCTAATTCAACATAACAAACACCGCTACCGTCAGTAAGAGAGTTAGAACCGCTAACGATTCCTTTACCGTACTGTTGAGTAACAAGTCTGAATGGAACTTCTTTATTTGCAGCGATGATAGTGTTACCGTCTCTATCAAGGATAGCGTTGGTAGATACTACGTGCAATGATGCCAAGAAGGATTCGGTATCCATGTTGTTTCCATCAGGACCAGTCAATACTTCTCTTCCGTTTGAACCAGCTCCACCGCTGAATCCAGAAAGACCAACGATAATGCTTCTTACGGAACCATCAGTAGCTGTAGGAAGGGTTGAACCAGCAGCAGCAACTGACATTGAACCATCACTATTGAAAGTGTAAGCATTCAATGAGCTAGTGTGGATACTTCTAATAGTAAGAGTACCCTTAGAGTTATCGAACAAACCGTCATCATAGAAGATGTCGTATAAGTTCTTAGTTTGCCATTGAGTCAATGGAGTACTTGCTTTAGTTACAGCAACAGGAAGAGCGGCAGCAGTAGCAACGCCATTGTGCTCACCATTCAAACCAGTGTGTGCTGAGTAAGAAGTGCCATAAACATCAGAAGATGATGTGGTTGCATAGTCGTTACCAGCAGTTCCAGCAGCGTTTACACGGCTAGAAGTTTGTGGAACGAAGTAGAACAATTTACCGATAGGCATGTTCATAGCTTGAACAGATACGATATCGTTAGCCAAAAGCTTAGAGAAAACTCTCCTTACGATTGGGAATACAACTGTTTCGAAAGAACCAGATGAAGCTGCGCTTGTGGTTTCAGTCAAAAGAGTAGAAGCTTGGTTTTCATAAAGCTGAGCGATATTTTCCTTAACGTGGCCTTTAAGACCTTCAAGGAAACCAAGGCTTTCCCATTTTGCTTGGGTTTCTTTACGGATTGCTTTCATGTGGTTCAATCCGATATTACCAACTTGTCCAGATGTTAATAAATGTGACATAATTTGTTATTATTTAATTTTTTTGTTATCTATTTTCGACTCTCTTAATCAAATCTTTGATTCTTTGAGTAGATGGGTCAACATAAGCATTGGCTTCATTTAATTGTTTTGAGCTGCTTGTTGTAACCTCTTTTATTATTTTGGTCTCTACTGCTTCATTCATTGGCTTTCTAGTGCTCAACTCATTTGCAATAGTTTTGTATAATCTTTTTGATTCTTTAAGGTTTGTTACCTCCTCATCAAATCTTTGGATAATTTTTTTCTTTTCGTCTTTGGTAGTTGAATGTTCCATAAACAACTTGGTTACATAACTCAAGTTTGAGTTGAAAACAACTGTTTCTACCAACATACTTCTGAATTTCTTAAGAGCTTTTCTGAATTCTTCATTTTCGTTCTTAAGTTGCTGAGCTTCAGTAACCAATTTCTTGTACTTGATTTCAGCTTCAGAAACAACTTTCTTAGAAGCAACAGATTCATTTTTAGACTTAGGATTTTCACCAGCGCCAATTGATTTTGGACCAGATGGGTTACGGTGGTTGCCTACGCTTCTACCGATACCAACACTAATCTTTTCTTCAATTGGGTCTTCGTCTTCTGATTCTTCCTCAGCAATACTATATTCTTTATCTATAGCATCAGCCTTGGCTTTTAAATCTTTATCATCACCAGCCTCATCTTCCTTAACGGTTGAAGCTGATACTGATTCGATATCTTTTGTTTCTTTAATGGTTTCTTCGTCATCCATTGCGATTTCGTAGGTTAAACCTTCTTCATCCCATTCGTCAGTTTCTTCTTCGCCACCCATTTCTGGTTCGCCGATTTCGTCATCACCACCCATTTCTGGAGCACCGATTTCTTCCTCGCCGCCCATTTCTGAAGCACCGAATTCATCACCACCGATTGGTTCCGCAATTTCTTCATCACCAGCTCCAGCTCCAAGTCCACCCTTTGTAATGATGTACTCTCCCGGTTCTGAGATGTTCATATGAATTTCGTCACCGACAACCTCAATCTCGTCATCGCCGCTCAATTTCTTGTAAATTGCGATAACGTCATCATCCGATGCAGCTGTCATATCTAATTCATCCCCACCCAACGCATCTGCGTCCATTCCTGAATCTTGGTCGTCTCCGCCAACTTCATCTGGGACCTGAATATCAGTTTCATCAGAATCTTCGCCGCCGATTTCTTCTCCTGATTCTTCGCCACCTTCTTCACCTGATTCTTCGCCACCTTCTTCACCAGCATCATCAGATGCAGGGGTTTCAGGAGTTTCAGTGTCATCAGCGGTTTCAGTGTCGTCATCAGCAGTATCAACGTCTTCTTCTTCGTAATCACTTTCTTGAAGTGACTCTTTCACCAGACCATCAATTTCTTCTCTCGAAACTGAGCGAAGTATTTCTTTGGTATTGGCATTTAAAGCCTCTCGGATTTTTTTAACGTCCAAAAGAGCTTCGTCATAGATTGATTTTTTGTCTGCCATTTTCTTGTTTTTGTTTGTTTATTATTTATGATAAATAACAATGTGAGTATTACTCACTTACATAATAAATATATCTTTTTTCTTAAAAAATCATTTTTATTTGAAATATTTTATATCTAATCCAATAAAAATTTGTCTAAACTCTCATTTAGGTTTGGTTTTTTTATGGAAAGGCTCTCCACATAAGGCTTAGCAGCTTCTTTGTTCTTAAACATCCATGACCCCGGAGTACTTGGTGCGGTTACGATATCCCAACAAATCAGCTCAAAATCATCTTGGACGATGAAATCTCCCTTGATTTCTTTCAATGACCCAACACCTCTAGATGATACACCTATCATGATATTGTTTCTTAATAAATTAGCTACTTCATCACCCTTGGTTGATACTATACCATATTTTATATAGCCTTTGGACATAAGAATTTCCATCTTACCCATCAAGGTGTGTCCTTCCCACCAAGTTTCAATAATATTGTGAGATACTCTATCACCTGCGATTACAGATGATTCAGGGTGGTCCAATTCACCAATAGCTCTTCGTTCCCTAATAGCTTGTTGATAAATTTCATTTTGAGTCTTGAGAATTGACTCAGGATAAATTCTTCCGTTTCTGTTTTTTACACCATATTTTTGGAGTACGACATATACAATTAAACTCTCACCATTCGATTCACCTAAATCTAAGTTCTTGAATTCTCTGATTAAATTTTGGTTTCTAGGCTCCGTTAGCGAAATAAACCCCGCATCATTTTCAATCAAATATCCAAACCCAGATTGGCCAGCTTTAATTACATTCAAATCCATATTTATCTTTATTAATAATAAATATACGTTTGAATGAAAAAAGCCCCAATTTGCATTGAGGCTTAGTTATTTAATGATTTAATTATCTTTTTTTCCTATGAAATCGGAAGTTTTTATTACCATTGAAAACATTTTTAATGACATTACCGATTAATTCATAAACAGTTGGCTTTAAATCATCTGAATTAACAGGTATTTCATATTTCATGAAAAGAGTAATCTCACAATTTGCAAAACTTCTTTTTCCATATTTAACGCCAGACTCTCGTATATCAAAATCTACAATTGTTCTATCCTTTATAAATGGCGTTGAAATATTAGAATCTAGCTGATTATAGATTTCCTGTCTAATCTTCTTATCTAGGTCACGAATTATTCGTCTATAATTCACCTCTCCATTACTCTTTGGCTGAGCCCATGCCGACATATTAATATATAAGGCTTTTGGGTTCTTATTGTTAACACTGCCAAAAACAATGTTATAATTCTTGAATTTCTCCACTTTTAGTTCTTTTCCTTTTTTCATAATACCGGGTTTTTATCAAGTATAATGAAAAATTTTTGAAGTGTCAAGTTTTTAAAACTTACCCCAAACAGCAATACCGATACCAATCAAAACCTGAAGGAAAGTAATAATAGCCACGGTAGCAACCCATTTGTTTTTTTGTCTATAGATTTCGTCCTTGGCCTCTTTCATTTGGGCTGGAGACCAAACATCATTGACCTTTTCAATCCATAACTTTTGGTCATCAACAGTCTTTACGGTATTTTTAAATTCAGATAAGACATTGCTCATTTCTTGAAATCTAGTGTCAATATCCTTTCTCATGCTTTCATAGTTATCAGCAAGCCTTTCTAGTTCTTTTAAAACCAGTTTACTATAACCAGCCCAATCTTCTCTTTCTGTATTCGGCATTTTAATCAAAGTTTAAATCGTTTTAATATTATTTGAATCTTATGACAAATTCGTTCATAAGACCTTAATTTCTGTTCATCTGAATACTCTTCATGATATTCGGATTCAACGACATTTTTAATTTCATTTAGAATTGTCTTGAATCTATTATCATTTAATTCTTCTTCTTCATTTAATGAAAATTTTTCAACCAATTCTCTTAGCTTCATTAAATTTTCATTTTTGTTTTCGAGTTTTACACTCGGTGAAATAGTTTTATCCATTTTTGAGGTTATTTTTTAGCTCGACAATTTTAGATATCTTACCGATAAAATTATCTTCGCTGATTTCCTCTTTTTCTTGTAATTTTTCTTTAACCTTTAATAACCTTTCTTTGGAGTCATCGTCTGCTTCTTTAAGCAAATTTGCAATCAAAGCCATACATTCGGAAACCATCTTGGAATAAAGTCCTTCTTTCGCTTTTGAGTTTCCCTCAATCAACGCTTTCATGACTTCTTTATCATCTTTATCTAAGTCGTTATACTTTGTATTATATTTTTCAACCATTATATTAGCCAAAAAGCTAATCGGCATGTCTATACTTTCGTTAACAACTTTTTCTTTATTAGAAACAATATAATTTGTAACATTTTTTATTTCACTTGTGATTTCATTGATGTTACTAGGCGTTCTTTTTGTGAATATCAATTTACTAATTGATTCATGTAATTTTGCATCTTCGTAATCTCCGGTTAACCTGTCTTTAAAACTGTCCAATAATGCAATTAATTTAGCATTCTCTTTCAGAATTTCATTCTTATCCAATCCTTCGAGCAACTTTAAATTTTCTGAAACAAACAAATTAGCCGAAAACTGGTCATTGTCAACCTTGGTCTCTATGTTGTTATAAACCAAGAATTGAGTTTTCAACGCATTGCTTTCCCTAATCGTTTTTAGATATTTCTTGAACAATTTTTTAGTCGCATCGTCTTTTTTGACAATCCCTTCGATTAATAAATTGTTGAAAACATTCTTTATTTTACCAAAATTCTGCATTCTTTATTTTACTTAATAAATATCGTTATTTTAACAAAAAAGATATCATTCGTCCAACATATCGTCAATATCTCTTATCATTGTGTTGATACTTTCGTTTATTTTGAGATTTTTATTGTAAACTTTTACATTTTCTATTGGCTTTTCAGTGTGATTTACCATATTAATGAGCTTATCAACAAAAATTCCTTGATATTTCTCCATTCTCTTATTTAAATTTTTGCTAAGCTCATTTTTATGCTCAGTTAATATTTTTTGAGTTTTTTTGATACTTTCAGCCAATGGTTCTTCCGGTGGAGTTGCTTCTGCTCCAGCTTCTGCTCCAGCTTCAGCAGCCCCAGCCTGTGCCCCCGCCTCTGTTTCTGCGGCACCAACCCCAATATCCGCACCCTCTTCACTTTCTGGTTCAAAATCAAGGTCTGTTTCAGCTGTACCTCCGCCACCAAATCCACCACCTAACCCACCAGTGCTACCTCCACCACCTACAGCCCCTTCTTCACCTTGTGGTGGCGTTCCACCTTTAAGTGCCACATCCATATCTCCATAGATTCTATCTACAATATCAAACATACCAGTATGTTTGATTACAGAAGCTGAGTTCATCAATTCAGCAGCAGCAGCTTTTTCCATTCTTTGTTCTAACAAATCTTGTTTGATATCATCATCAGACCAACCAAGAATTTCTCTCTTAGCTCTAGTCATAGACATAGCACCAAATCCGTTTCCTGCGTCTGAAACAGCATCCTTATAAAGAGTAACCTTAAGTTGAGTATGCTCAACCTTAAGCATTTCAGCCTGTGTTGACGGGTTATTTAGTGTTAATGTAAAGTTATCTAAATCATCTTCAAACCCAAGTAAATACAAGTGAATAATAACGATTTTATTCAACTCTTGTAACATAGCCTGTTGAATTCTATTGATTGTTCTTGAAAAACGAATATCCTGTAAGGCTAAGTTTTTACCCTCACCAGTTGTTTCATCAAAACCTAAGAATGGTTTTGGAACCCTAAGAGCTGTAAATAATTTCTTTTGCAAGTATTCAATGTCAGCAATTTGGTCCAAGTTTTGTGCTCCCGGTAATGTATCAATTGGTGATGGTGCGTCGTCACTTCTAACCGGAATAAAATAGTCTTGGTCATTTGAAAGCTGATTCATTCTTAAATCAACTTGACCAGTTTGTGAGTCAATTACTGGTGCTCTTTTAAATCTGTTCGCAATCTCGTTTACGTATGCTTCAACGTCCTTATCATCAATGTTACCAACATTTATCTTATAAATTCTTCTTTCTGGTGCTCTGGTCACACGATAAACCAGCATAGCATCTTCAGATAACAATAATTGTTTCCATATTCTTCTAGCCTTTTCTAATACAGATGTACCATATGGTAATCTTCTATCGTCACCAAGAAGTCTAAAGTGCGCAACCTGCCATGAATTAAACTCAACATCACGACCCCTCCAGTAAAACTTTACCTTATCTGTGGTATTATCATCTGTTCTTTGTGCAGAAATCATATCAAACAACCCGCCATCTCTTCTTTCCATTTCATAGTTAGGCATTTGTTTCGCACCAACAACACCATTTGTATCTGTAATATTTAAGTAAACAAAGTTATCACCATACTTACAGGTGTTTCTTGTCCACATTGGTAAAGATGTGTGTATATCCAATCTATTAAAAATCAGGTCCTCAACAATTCCTTTTACTCTTTTACTATCAGAATAAACATTAACCATCCTACCATTGCTATTTAATGTTGTAGATTCCTCCATCATGATATCCAAAGCAGCGGCAATTTCAGGATAAAACTCCATTGACTCAAAGTCTGAATAAGAACCGATTCTGGTCGTTTCATAGTTAACAGCTTGTTGAAAAAGTCCGTTTTCTACTTTTTTCCAAACCTGACCCAAATATTTGTTTTGTTGGGCTTGAAGTCTTGCTACCTCGAATTCTCGTTTATTATCGGTTTTAAGAAGCTCTCCCTTATTTATGTTATATCTTTGAGTTTGTGCTTTTGGGGCCTCTTTTGTTTTAATTCCATCTGGACCAAGGATTTGTCCAAGTTTTTGAAATATTGTTAAATTCTGTTTAGCCATAGATTTTTTTTATTAGTATACTGTTTTTATCCTGAAAATAAAGCTTATTTGGTACCACTAAATAACCACATATACTGTCCAGTTGGGTCTTGCATATTTTTAGAAACAATAGGACTAAAGTTTGGTTTTTTATTTGGAATTCTTTGATTGCTTTGTTGACGTTGAGCTGAATCTTGATTACCCTCAGGTTGGTTATTTATCCCAATCCAACTACCCAATATTGCTTTGGTTTGTTTCTCAAGTTTTTCCAATTTTTTGAATGAATACTCAAGAACCCAAAGACACATTGCCATAGCCATCAAAAGGTCATCATGATATCCGTCCATGTGGTCAGGTCTACCATTTTTATAAACAAAGGTCTTCATTTCATTAATCATTCTTGCCGACCTAATCTTAACCTGATTCGTTCGTATCTTTTCTTCAAAATTCGCAATCATTTGCAAGCGAATAGAACCAACTTGTAACCCCGGAACCTTATCATTTTTTTTAAAGGCTTCCATTTGTTTTTGTTTGCTTGAAAGAATCTTACTATTAGGGACATCATAGTGAAGACGTTTGTATTCAAATTCAAGTAATTTTAATACAGTTGATACACCCATACCACCAGTAATATCCACAACGGTATATGCCTTATATTCATCACCATATTTTTCAACCAATTGACCCAATAAATCTGGTTGTATCTTACCTTGATATTCAAGAACTTCTTCCATGGTTGTAAAATCAAGAATAACAATCGTTGATGAATCCTCTCCATCACCCCTTGATACGTCAACGCCCATTATATACTGATGACCCTCTTCCGGTTGTTTCCAA